GAGGAGTTAAACCGGGATTAACAAATGGATCTAGCAAAGTTGTGTCTTCGTTGATAGAAAAGCTGTTTGCATTAATAACAGTGATTTCTAGAGCTTTTTTCGATAGCCTCATTCCGTAGTTTAATGGCACATTTATGCGAACAAAATCTCCGGTCGTATACCCATGCGCTGCGGCAGTTACAATAGCCGGATTTGAATTAGTAATAGCCGTCACCACTTTTCTGTCAGGATCAAAATCAGCACCCATTTTCCTTCCTCATTTTATTTCGATATAAACTGTACTAAATTATCGTACAATGAAAATCTTACATAAAATCAGTAGAAACAAACTGATATCTTTCTATAGGTTTATCTGCAGCTATCACAGGTTTGCCATTCTGATCTACTAAATGTTTACATTTTTTATATTTACATTGATTGTTGATATGTTTAGCAACTCCTAAAGGAATTGTATAACTTTCACCATCTATAAAATTGTAAACTCTTGTAGGCTCGCCTTTATATTTATGATATGCAAATTGTAAATCTCCACCGGTAGAGTCTATTTTTCTAGCTGTTTCTACCGCTTCAGAAGCCTTTTTTTTAGCTTCAGGGGATAGACTGCTTTTTATTCCAACTCTTATTTCTTTTACAAAACCCATTTTTCCTTCCTCGTTTAATTAAAAAAAAAGAGAGGGATTTCTCCCTCTCAGTAGTATTAGTTTGATTCCTCTTTTGCAAAAGCGAACCAATCCATTACATCACTATTAGATCCAACAACACCTGTTCCTAATCTTAATCCAAAGATTGAAGCATTGTCTGTCGGAGAAGCTAATGATGTAGCAACTTCACCAAATGGAATTACTTGCGGATGAGTTACGCCAGCAGCTGCAATAGCAGATGTTGGGTAAGCAAACGCAGTAAACGCAGCAGCATTAATATCAGTTGTGATAGTAGATGCTGTGACAGCTGTAATTGTAGCTGTCAATCCATTTATCTGAGGCATACCAAAGTTAGCATCAGGATTATTAATAGTGATTTTATCTCCTACAGAATAACCATGAGAAACAGATGTAGTAATTACCGCCGGGTTAGCAGCTGTAATTGCAGTAATCCATCTTCTTCTTTCAGTAAATCTATAGTCATTTACCACTCTATAATCCGCATTAGTAGCAGCTGCAGCAAATGCTGCTGCCGGTAAATATCCTAATGTAAAGTTAACACCAGGTGTAATCGCTGTTACTTCAAATTCAATACCTGATATTTGAAGCATTCCTGTAGTGTTATACATTCTTACGATATCACCAACTGCCGGGTTATTAGCATCACTAACAACTGCCGGTGTAGCGGGTGGTATAGCTGTACCTGTTGCAACTAACGCTCCATCAGCTAGAGTTCTTTGGTCAATTTCGGTAAATCCAGCTCCGCCTGCAGCTATTGCTACGGCAGATAATACGCCTGTGTTAGCTTCAACTAAAGTTGTCGCTTGTCCAGCTGCGTATCCTGAATACCATGTCGATTCTACCGCTAAACTATTAGGGTTAGAACCCCAAATAGATCTATTTCTAATTACAAAATAATCTACTGGTTGTGAAAAAGTTAATGTACGTGCAGCGCCATCAGAAGTGAAAGAACCGCTAGCAATTAATGTTTGTGGTGTAGCCATTTTTTACCTCCTTATGATAGTGTGCAACGTAGACTAATAATCCACGCATCGTTTGTTATTCTAGGTACTTGAGCCATTCTCCAAGCAGCTGTTTGTCTAAGCTCAGCTGGATCGTCACCGTGTCCTGCTGGGTGATAGATAAATTTAGCACTTATAGAATTTTGCTCAATTTTCGTATAAGACTCCTGCCCACCAATAAAAATGTTGAACACATCATTACCAAGTAATGATCCGTTTTCTGTCACAGAACCCCGAGACGATAAATAAAATCTAACGTTTCCGATACTGCACCATTCCGCAGATAAAACATTTTGTTGGTTAGGATATTGAGCTTTGTTAGTGAATCCATTAACATTCTCAAGTTGTCCAATTAGATTAGTGTCACCTAATCCAAAATATGCGTCTCTAACAGGACCTGTACCGAATTTATTTTCGCCACCGATCATGTTAGTTATAAAATCACAGTCGTTGTTTTGAAGTGTTGCCACAACGTTATCAATGTCTGCTCTTGTGATTTCTGTTGGGTTATCACCGTTTACACCATTTGTACAGTTTATTACGGAAGCTGTACCGGTTAACATATCGCGAATCAATTCATCTTCTGTCTCTCTCATGGATTGACCAAGACGAGCCGCCGCTTCATTTAAAACCAAACTGTTACTTTTGTGACCTATCTCTAGGCGGGAAGAGTTCTTCGACCCCTCCTCTCGTGCTTTCGTCACGAGTTCTGACTGTCGCATCCCGATATGGGTTTCCTTGTTCAGTCGATCACACTGGAAATTATTGTTTAGTTCATTTATAATATCTCTGTATTTAACGTAATGAGATATTTTATGAGTAGTAATAAAGATTTTAAAACCGGACAATCTACTACCAAGCTTGCTTATTTGGCTGGTATTATCGATGGAGAAGGTTGTTTTTATATCGGAAATGTAAAACAGGGTAAATATGGCAATAGACGCCAATGGCACACTCTTGTAAAAATTACATCTTGCGATAAATGTCTTATAGACTGGCTTAGAAATCATTTTACTGGGTGCTCTGAGAATACCTATAGATGGACTGCTAAAAAGAAATTTTATAGACCTGTCTATAGTTGGACAATATCTGGAAAAAAATTGGATTATTTTCTTCCAATTTTGCTTCCATATTTTGTTATTAAAAAAGAGCATTGCAAAATAATGATAGAAATTAGAAAAACTTTTAAGAACTGGGGTTCTAAAAGAATTCCTGATGATATTTTTGCAAAACGATACGACTTTATGAAAGCAATGAGAAAAATAAATTCCCGCTTTCATGGACATACTTTTAAACAATAATATTTCCTTGTGCCCTGTCACCATATTATGCAGCTTCCTCCATAACGTAGGCTTCCAAGTCAATTAAAGGAAATTTATAGACCCCATTTTGTCGTTTAGGGTCCTGATTCGAAACTGTTACTTGTTTCGTAATAATTACGTATGTAGAGTACCAGTCGATTCTAGCATCTAAATCAACTGCATTAAGTGTTTGCACAAGTGGGTTATTCATCGCTGGTCCTAAAGGAACAGGCGCTGTACCTAACCTTGTATATCTGCGCATACGCATAATATTTCCGCTATTGTCAGGCATCTGCATATTCGTAGCAAAAGCACTATGCACTAGTCTCGCTTGAGGAGTGCTAAGTAATTTTGCATTGAAATTTTGCTGAACTGGAGCTGGCAATGTTGTTATAGTTGTTGTCATTTGTCACCTTTTCAGTTTAAAGTGACCCTCCCCTATATTTCTGCATCTCATCCCATAAAGACGGATCTCCTTTAGCAAATTGATTTGCATAAGATAACGGACTATGCTTCCCGATTGAATTTGAACTAACAGGTTTATCAGAATTTTTAGTAAATTTTTCAGCATTCTCTTTATTAGACACATGACTTTTATAAAATTCAGATCTTTTAATCTCTTTATAAGTTCTTTCATATGGATTCGGAGAGGCTAAAATCATTTGTTCTAGGTCGGGGTCTTCTTGTTTTAGTTTTTCTATGTTTTCAGTAGTAACAACCTGTTCGAAGTCTTGGTACTTTTGTTTTGCAGCTAACGGCTGCTTCGCTCTCTCTGCTTTTTTCATCTCTTCTTGAAAAATTGCTCTAGCTTTTTTTTCAGCCAATCTATCTAGCTGGCTATATGTGATAAGGTCATCTTCCTGAAGCAGTGCTAATTCATCCTGTTCTTTAGATGTAGCAGTATTGTTTAGGCTTTTTTGTTCAAGTTCCCAAATTCTTTTTTGAAGTTGTTCTTTTTCTGATTTTTCAGTTTTTAATTTCTCTTCCATCTGACGCCAATTATATTCTTTAGAATCCGTACGACTTTCTTTAGAAGTATTAGTGTTTTCTGGTTGAGTTTCAGAAGTCTGATTATTTTCAGGTTCAACGATTTCCTGGTTGTTTACGTTTTTGTTTTCAGTTTCTTCCATATATTTTCCTTTAGGCTTGCGAAACCTATTTTACGCAGAATTTACGAGGATCTGTTTTTGACCCTCTAAGGCTCATATAAACTAAAAAAAATAATTTGTAAAATATAATATGTTCTTTAGAAGAAAGAAGAAAATAAATGCTGATGAAGGGACTCAAACCCCTAACCATTCGATTAGAAGTCGAGAGCTCTATCAATTGAGCTACATCAGCTTTTTTTCGATTTTTTAAACACTTTATTTGCTTTTAGGGAAGCTTTTTCTAATTTTAAATACTCTCTAATCCATTGCTTGCTTTTTTCGCTATCGGGGCTTTCATCGGCTAAAATTAAACCGAAATCACATCTGGAAGGTAGACCCCACAAATGTTCAAACTTTTCATTTTCATAATCTACAAACCATACATCCTGATTAGGTTGCATTAAAGGTAAAATTATAGAGACTTTACGTTGTAAATTAAACCTTCTATTTCGAAATATAGGATCTCTTTGTAGAACTGTTTCTATATATAGTCTAGGATAAGTTCCTTGAAATGCTTCTACTACATCCAATATACGCTTCATAACATCTTTTCCGATTGCTTCGGAAAGTTCACCCGCGCATATGGGTTTCATATTTTGATGTTGAGATTCAGTTTTTAATACCTGAGATCCAATTGTTTCTCTATCACTGAATTCAGACTTCATTTTTACTCCCTATTTTGAAACAATTCTAATTTTTGGACAGTTGAACTTAAAAAATCGGGCATATATATTAGGAGAAAACCATCAATATGAAACAAAACAATATCTAAGAATATATATACACCCGATTAACCTTACTTATACCTACTATCTTTAAAAGAAACCTTTCCTTTTTCTGGTTTTCCTCTTGAAGCTTCAAAAGCCGATTGTTCTTTTTTAGCTGATATACTTCCTTTTTGGACAGTTTTACCTGCTCTGTTTGGATAGCCACCATTTCCTTTCATAACAGTTTTATCACTATTCATCATATTTTTCTTCCTCGTTAATTATTTTTTGCAGCTCTTCTCCAGTAAAAGGAGTCAAGTCAATATCTATATATTCATCAGTTGCTTTTTGTATCGCTTCTTCGATAAACTGCTCTACATATTCTTCAACAGCATTATCCGGATATTCAGTTTGCCACTTCTTAATGGCCTGACATGAAAATAGAAGTATCAAGCAGCTGAAAATATACCATTTCATAAATAGTCCTTTTTTATTCCTTATAAAATAAAACTTTAGAACTGTCAAATATATTTTGAACCAACTATTTCTTTCATATTAAAAATTACGTCTAACTGGTTTATCATTGATTCAAAGACTTTTTCATCATTAATAATAAAAATACTACTAAAATTGGGGTTTTCACCTAACCAAAGCATTCTCAATTCTTTCATTGTTTTATATTTTTTCATCTGTCTCTTTTAATTTTTTATAACACTTGTTACATAAACACTTATAAGGGTAATCACTTCTTATCATTCCTAAACTTCCACATACCTCACAAATATTACCACTTAATTTTTCATAATTTTCCATCGAATCTTTAATGCCATTAGAAACACTTCTGGATAAATAGAACTTTAAGTGTCCATTTTCAGATTTAACCTCTGCTGCATATGGTAGATAATCATATTCATCTTTATCCCACTCTAGTTTGAGTTCTTTTATATATTGTTCTAACTCACTACTTAAATTGTTTATTAGGTTATACCACCCGATTCCGCATCCTATTCCTTTGAGATATTTATATAAATTAGGATGATTTTTTATTATTTTAATATAATTATTATTCATAATTCACCTAAAATAGATTTATAAATTATTTTTTCTCTTTTTATCTTTTATTTTTTTTAATTCTTCTAATTTTTTAATATCTTCTTCTTTTAGTCTTCTTACCTTTTCTTGTAATCTACATTTGTCAGCACGTTTTTTTTGAGCTTTTTTATACCTTTTATGCACTACTTCACGATTAGTATTATCATCTAT